AGCGACGGAATAACCACAGTTGAACCGTCTGGCGCAATAATAGTAACATCGCCAGTGCCAGTTGTTATATTTTGCCAATCTTTAAACAACTGTTGATAAAACCCTAATTGAGCTGATGACTCACGCGCTAATGCAGAGTAAGAATTAGAAACAGTGGTATGGATTGCATAATTTGAATTAGTCAAAGAATCAACAATATTTCCATTAATTCTAATTTTCGTATCACTGTCTACAGCCAATATTTCATAGACTAATGTATTGCCATCGGCGGTGGTGACATACAATGCCTGTCCAATCGCAACACCCATAACATTGTTAGCCCATTGCGTTCCAGAGCCAGTAATAACATTCTGACCGGATGGAGCTGTAATTGTCCCAGTTCTATACCAAGCACCAATCATAGTGATCCCTATCATTTATGATATTTAATTAAATTAAAACGCCGTGTATTTTAAATAATACAGGCGTCCGTTATAGGTTATGAGATAGTTTATTAAGCGGGGATATGATTAGGTCCAACAAGAACACCCGCACTTCCTTTCTTGCACACTAATACAGTAGCATTAAACAATGGGGTGACATTAGAACTCCCGCCACCAAAGTTATTGTATCGAATGCTTACAACATCCATCCCACCCAAGACTGTTGCAGGAACTCTGAATGAAACGCCACCCACTGTTGTTGCTGGGGTTGATGCCCCGCCTGTAATGAAACTTTGGACGACCACGCCATTTATTAGTAGATTCAAATCGTTTCCAGAGTAGATATTCCCCCACGTAACATCCCCGTTAATAATCAGCACTCTCTCAAAATTTGCAGAATCAAATGAAAATACCGTCCACAATACACCGCTAGGGACTCGATCTGCTGATGCACCCGCCGACATTCCTGTATTTGTTACATATCCTTTTAAATGAACGCCCTGAACAACATCGCCAATGATTTTATTAGCGTATACAGTTCCACCGAAATAGCCGTCATTACTTTCAATTGTGCCGCTAAATTTACCTGCTGTCGCGTATACTGTTCCTCTAACTGTGACGTTATTAAATTCAGCATTGCCATTTTTAAAATCAAGATGTAAACCAGATATTCCTTGGTCGTAATTATCAGAATCTAAGGTGTCGGTTATTTTTCCTCGGCCAATAGACGCCTTTGCGATAAATGCATCATTAATAAATGCCTGCCCATTTACAACGGCCCATGGAGAGAATTTATTACCTTCGGGTCCACTTAAGAGAATAAAGCTATCAGCATTAAATCCAATCGATGCTTTCGCCACACCATTAATAAATTCAGCACCAATGACCATTCCGGCACTGACAAACTGGCCGTTATAGTTAAGCCCTGCCCGTAAACTGTATGTGGCACTTGCGCCATCAGCATCAACAACTGCCGTCATTTTTTGGTCAATAGCGGCAGTTTGTTCTTCAAAGGTCGCTGTAACAAGTAATTGATATTCTGCAAATGCTCTGGCTGCATCAGCCTGAGTCGTCCATAGCTCAACAATTCCCGCTTTATTCTCCCCATACTGCGCCCACTGCTGGCGAATACTGGCGTTATTGGCGTTGGCTGTTTCAAGAATAGCCTCAGCATTCATGAAGTCGTCGTTAAGTAGTTGCTGCCCGGCAACGGTGTTTGTAATGAACTCATCGCCCACAAACTCAAGGATCGAACTTGTGTCTGTACTGGACATGCCACGGACCCAATCAATCCACGGTGACTGATTGCCAGATTTATCCACTATCCGCGCACGGAACCAGAAGACTTGCCCTGCTCTTAAGCCTTGCATCGTGTAGTTCCGTTGCGGGTGCGGCACATCACTCAGCAGCATCGCATCAGTACCATCCGCAGACAGGCTATATTCAATCTCGGTTTTTAGCGCATCTTCAGCCCCTTCTGGATAACCCCAGTTCAGGGTGATACCGAAGAGAATGCCGGTGGCTGCGAAACCCACTGGCATTGGAGGGTTTCCCTCTTTACCGTTTAAGGCTGTTTCAGTGGCGTTGGCCCAGATACTTGATATCTCAGCCGCATTGATAGCCCTGACTCTGCACTGATAGCGCCCGGCGTAAATGCCCGTAACATCAAAGCTACGTGTAGACGTGCGCGGGGCGGCGATCCAGTTGCCATTATCGCGCCGCCACTCGGCCTCGTAAGCAATTGCACTTTCAGCGGCATCCCATTCTACATGCAAGGTGGTGACAGCAAGCCCTTGGGCTATTGCAGAAAAACTGGTTATTTCAATGTTTTTTGGTGGCGGCTGAACACCAGGTGGGATTACGCTAATCGGGCGATCTTCAATAATTGCGCCGCTTTCTATCTTGGCCCATTTATTTTCATCGTACTCAATAGCATTAATTTCATAGGCTATTTCCTTCTCTGTTGATGCGTCCTTGATGCCAACAACGCGATAGAGCTGTACTGCCAGATCATCGGCATCAACACTCCAAGCACATTCAGCGGCAGGTAATTCACTGTATGCAACACTAACAGTGACCACTTTATCATTCACTGATTGCACCGTTCTTGCCTGCGCCACCCCACTCGGAAGGTTAACAATAAGGCGATCCCCTGGCTTTGCATCAGGCTTGCGATCAAGGGTAACATTGCGACCGACTGCGCTACTTATACGCCCTCCAAGCACTCGCCCAGCCAATAGCTGATCGGCAACCCCAACAACCCAACCAGGCAAGGGAATGCGGCCCTCAAGCCCCACTGTGAACGAAACCGCCCTATCCTTTTCATTGGTATAAAGAACCCACTTACCTCGGCGGATAGCCTCACTGCGCCGAGTACAGCCTATGGCCGTTATGTCAGCATTTAAAGTGCCGTAACGCCTAACCAGGGACCGAACGACGACAGGTTCAATATCATCCTGATAGCGATTATCAGGATTTGAATATGACACCATAGCCTGGCTGTAATGGGTTCGCTCACTGGCCGAGCTATACTGAAAACCATCTTTCACATTAGCGCGAGAGTAAACCATATCAACTGGACGGCTCATATCGGCCAGCGCCCTGATCTCGCCGCCAGCCCAATAGAACATGCCAGAAAATATACTAATGATGTCACTCAGAACGTTAATTGCATCTTCTTGCCCTTGGATATAAACATCACATAGGTGGCGAGGCTCGGTACCGCCGCGACCGTCAGGGACAAGCTGATCACAATATTTTGCTATCTCGTACAATTCCCATTTTGAGGTTGAGAGATTATTTGCCTTAATCCATTGGCCCAGCCCATATTCCTCATTAATGCAGAGGTCATAGAAAATCCAGGCTGGGTTATTGGTCCATGCCCATTTAAATGTGCCATCCCAAACACCGGAATAAGTTCTGTTAATAGGATCATAATTTGATGGGACGCGAATTATGTCCATTTTTGGTTTGCACGTTATTGTCGGGATGTTCTGGAACTGTTTTGCATCAAACTGGATATACAGCAACGCCAGATTCGGGTAGCGCAATTTTGCGTCAACAATTTCGACGACGGCATCAACTAACATCCGATCGGCAACCCGGGCTGTATTTGTAGTATTTGGTGTTATCCTCCGAACGCGGATCTGCCAACCCTCTGTTGACGCGGGCAAATCAATACGGTGAGAGCGTGGGTACCCCGTTGTTGATTTACCATCGACCGCAGACCGTAAAACCTCATTGTAAGCCCCGCCACCGGTTGCTAAATCAATCGCGTACTCCACTCGATATCCAACAACATCGCCATTATCGAGCTGTTGCTGCAATGCCGGCCATGACAGGCGAACACGCACGGCAGAGAGATCAGTATTGGTGATTGCCTTAACCCACGGAGTTTCATATTTCAGCTCAACGCCCACAGCAATGTCATTCTGAACATCTGGCATTCCCTGAATATAAGTTTGATGCTGGGTTCCAGGGCGAAACTCCCACTGCACACCGGGAAAATTGACACTGCCGTCCGCATTGCCGATTGGCGTCCCATCCAGAAAAATACGAGTATTATCCAGCCCACCAACCCACTCACCATGGCCCAATACCAGCAGCATCTTTGCAAATGAAGTAGCAATTAATGAATCCGGTGATTCAATGGGAGTGTGACTGTCTGAACCACCCGCCTTTTTACCCACAATTGCCGACATACTATTCTCCAGGCGAAAAAAAACCGCCCGAAGGCGGTTCAATATTAAAGTTAGTAGTTACATCTGATCTTCGGTATAGATACCGGCTGAAATAATGGCACCGCCGATAATTCGCTCACCGTAACCGATGGGGATAGGGTTTCCCTGCGCCACTGTATTCACAGGCCCACCAAACGCATAGCTTGGGGTGTTCTCTGCTGATTGCCTTGACGCAAGTCCGCCCTGTTGCGGTGATAACATTTGCACCACACCACCGAGCATCATTGCTGCACCGACTTTAAAAAAACCAGCGGCTAAAGGGCTTGCAGTACCACCAGACATCCAAGTCATAACTGCACCCACGGCGATCAGAACTGCTCCAAGTATTGTTTGGAATACACCTGCTTTCTTACTACCAATAATAACGGGGATAATACGGATAGGTTCTTTACCGTTAAGACTTAATTCATTCTCACCAATATTCCGTTTTCCATTAAAGACCGCAAATGTAAGCCCCTTGGATTCACTATCAAGCAGAAACTGCCTAAATCCCTTAATTTGTAAACTTAGAGCTTCTATTGCTTCTTTATGGTTGGATACATCCCAGTTATATTCCCGCCCGAATTTCTTACCTAAAACTCCACCGAGGGTTATTTTTCTTCGCATTTATTACTCCACGCACAAAAAAA